TATGAGAACCATTCTTCTAAAAGAAATAAGATATGGAATGACATCGTATTGAAATCTATTTATGAAGTTGAAATAATAATTGATGAATTAACAAAAGAGGAAGCGTCTGAAAAGGAAAAAGAGTTTATAAAGTTGTATGGTAGGAAGGATTTGAATAATGGATTTTTATGTAATTTGACTGATGGCGGAGATGGTATTTGGAATTGCATCAGATCAGAAGAAACGCGTAAAAAGTTAAGGGAACAAAAAATTGGTTCTAAGAATCATAGGTTTGGTGTAAAACAAAGTTATGAAACCCTTTTGAAAAGAGGTGTTTTTGAATCAAGAAAAAGGACAGAAGAAACAAAAAAGAAACAATCTTTGGCAAGCATAAAATCTGGACAATCTAAAAAAACTGAAATCATAAATTGTGATACTAATGAATCTCTTGGTGTATATCATTCTGTTTCGGAAGCTCTGCGTTCGGTTGGTTTAAATCCTGTAAAATATAGTGGCAAAGCTTCGCTAATTGCTAGAGGGTTGGGTAGTAGGAAAAAAGTAAAAGGGTACTCTTTTAAATATGTAGCGTAATGAATAAATCAAATATAGCAAGAGCTTACAGAGAGGAACATGGCTGGGAGATGCCCAACTTGAAATTAGCTAGAATAATGTATGCTGAAAACAATCTTACCTTTAAAAACGTAGAAGATGCAAGATTGGTTTTAAGATACATAGAGGGAAAACATGGGCCTGAAAGCAGAAAATTCAAAACTATAATACAAATGCCAGAAAGACCAAGAAACCCGTACAAATTGCCTGATAGCGATGAAACGGAGTTCGCCCCCTATGAGATTAAAGGACATAAGCGAGTAGCTATATTGTCTGATATTCATGTGCCTTACCATAACATTGCGAGCATAACTGCTGCGCTTGATTACTTAAAGAAAAGTAAGCCAGATGCCTTGTTATTAAACGGAGATACTATTGACTGCCATAGGCTCAGTAGGTTTATTAAAGATCCAAAGAAACGTAACTTCAAATTAGAGCTTGATACATTCAGGGCTTTGTTTGATGTGTTTGAAAAGGAATTAAAATGCAAGATTTATTTCAAACTTGGCAATCATGAAGAAAGATATGAGAATTTTCTTTATGAGAAAGCCGGAGAGTTAGTAGGTATTGAGGAGTTTGAATTTCAGAATATCATTAAGGCAAGAGCCAGAGGTATTGAAGTCATAGCAGACAAAAGACCTATGAAGTTAAATAACTTATGGGGTATTCATGGTCACGAATATGTTGGCGGTATATCTGCCCCAGTAAATCCGGCGCGAGGCCTATTTCTTAAATCTAAGGTTAGTTGCTTTCAGGGGCATAACCACCAAACGAGTGAGCATACTGAACCAACACTTGCAGGTAAAATGGTTACCACTTGGAGCCTAGGTTGTTTATCGGAACTTCACCCTGCATACATGCCATTAAACAAATGGAATCATGGCTTTGCAGAAGTAGATTTAGATGAAAACGGAGAGGATTTTGAATTTAAGAATAAGCGTATATTTCAAGGTAAAATATTGTAATGGAAAAGGTAGACCACCCAGCGCACTACAATGCCGGCTCCATTGAGTGTATAGATGCTATTGAAGAAGCAGTTAAAGGGTTAGATGGTAAAGAAGCATTTGCTACTGGTAACGCAATTAAGTATCTTTGGAGATGGAAACGAAAAGGTGGTAAAGAGGACTTAAAAAAGGCAGTTTGGTATATTAATAGACTAATAAATGATGACCAATGAAACTAACTTCTACATTAAAAATATCTACCTATGGTTGCAAAGTGGTACTTATTATTACAGATTCATTAATTAATGAAGCTAATAAAGTATACAAAAAGCATAAAATGGGGCAGATGTTTGAAGGAGATGCAGAAGGTACAGTTATCACCCCAGACATAGATGTCTATTACATGATTATAGAACAAAAGTATTTAAGCCACAATACCCTATCACATGAAAATTATCATATGGTTAATGTAATAAAAAGTGACAGAGGTATTGTAGATGATGAAGCAGGAGCATGGTTATCAGGCCACATAGCTGAGTTTATCTACAAATTCATAGACAAGAAGCAGCTAATAGTTAAGCACTAAAAAATAATTTTTTAATTTAATTAACTCGTTTAACTTTGGAAAAAAAATACATGAAGTTAAGATTCATTTGCGCTCAACCAACTTCCCTTTATTATGCGTGGCAAGTAGAAGTTATGATAAATAACTTTATTGAAATGGGTATCAACCCTAACATGATAGATATTGTTTGCTGGAAGGTGAATGATGTTATTCCGGACGAGTGGACTAAACTAGCTGCTAATTATCCAGCGAGGTTCTTTTTTTATTCTGATACCAGAGAAACTAGGCACTACATATCTTCAATACGTCCTAACATATTAAAGCAGCACTTTGAACAAAATCAATATATAGAGCAAGAAGCAGTACTTTATCATGATTGCGACATAGCTTTTACCAAAAAGATAAACTGGGAGCAGTTCCTTGAAGATGATAAGTGGTACGGATCTGATTGTCGCTGGTATATAGCCCATAGCTACATACTAGGCAAAGGTCAAGACGTAATGGATAAGATGTGTGAGATAGTAGACATACCAGAATCATTGATAAAAGACAATGAGCTTAACTCAATCGGTGCGCAATATTTAATGAAGGGTATCAATGCGCAGTTTTGGGCGGACGTTGAAAAAGATTGCGAAAGATTATTTAATGAAGTAACTCACCTGAATAATGAAAAGAAACAATTAGATCCAACACATCACGAATTACAGATATGGTGTGCAGATATGTGGGCGGTGTTATGGAATGGCTGGAAGCGTGGAGCAGAAACAATATGTCACCCAGAATTAGAATTTTCATGGGGTACAAGTACCGAAGCAGATTGGGATAGATTAAATATATTCCACAATGCTGGTGTTGTTACATCTGCCGGTGGTTTGTTCTACAAAGCAGAGTACATGAACCAGTTGCCCTATAGTGCAACTTTGAATATAAACGAAGGAACCGCCAGCAAGAAGTACTGGGATATTATACAAGAAACAGCTAAAAAATCAGTTTTATTATGACAACAAAAGTAGTAGAGTCGGAAAATCCATTAGAGCATTGGAACGACATTCAAAATGTAGAAGGTAAAGTAGTGTTAGATTTAGGTTGTGGTTGGTTGTTCCAGCCATTTGAATCAACCCCTCAATATTTCATAAATAGAGGAGCTAAAAAAATAATTGGTGTAGATGCATCATGCGGAGAAATTGAAAAGCTAAATGCAACTTTCCCTGAACATGCTTTTGTTTGTAAAACTATTTCTAATTTTGATGATTTACTGGGATTGATTACAGAGTATAAGCCAGAGCTAATCAAGATGGATATAGAAGGCCATGAGCAACACATGAAGGATATTACTGCTGAGCAATTTGAATCAGTAAAGGAGATAGCAGTTGAATACCATAATCCGACCTGTAAAGAAATACTAGAAAATAAGCTAACTGAATTAGGATTTGAGATATTTGCAACTAATCAATTTGGTTGGTTCTGCACAGATATTAATCAAATGGGCATAATGCACGCAAAAAGATAATATGATCATAAATAAAGCAACATACGGAGGTCAAGATTGTACTCAATTAATTAGAGATAAAGTAGTATCAGATAAGCTTGTAGTAAGGTCTAGTAATGATATTATAGGAGATACTGCCGTTGGTCATGTAAAGTACTTGGAGTTGGATATAGATGGCAATTTATTCAGTGTTAGGGAAGGTAGTGTATTTGTATACCCAAAGTCCAAAAGTAGAAAATTGGGCATATTCTATTCCAATAACAACAATAAAAAGATATGGCCTTCAATCTACAAATCATTAGATACAATTAAGAAAGCTAGTAATGGAGTAGCAGACATTGTAACTTGTATGTGGGAGCCTATGCCGGAAAATCCTTTCTACCAAGTTAGAAGCTGGTACCAATCTCAATCGCATCTTAATCAGTTGCTACAAATTATGCAGTGTCTTTACGCAGCCAAAGAAACCGGAGAGTATGATTACGTTTCCTTTTTAGAGCATGATGTAATGTACCCAGAAGGTTACTTTGATTTCCCTGATTTTAATAGAGGCAGCGTACTTACTAATATGAATTACGGAGGCGTTTGTATCAATGGCTGGCAGGAAAGAGGTCAAGATGATGAGCCGTTCCACCAAATGACTATGAGATTTGATGATGCCATTGAGCATTGTTTGGCTATTTTACCCAATGCTTTGCGTACTAATAACGGTATGATTGAAACGCAAACCATGAATAGAACTCAATGGAACTGCCAAAATCAAGCTATCCATATCAATCATGGCGTACATTTTACCAGCCATAACTCAATATATCGCAAAGATAATTTATCTTTAACTCATAATTACTGGGGCAATCATTCCGATTATACCAATTTATTTATATGAACAAGTTAAAAGAAATACTTCTATCTTATGCAGCTTCCTTCAATCCAACAGAGGAACAAAGTCAGCTTGCACAAGAAAGACTCTTAACTTGTATTGATTGCGAGCACTGGGTTCAGGGTGCAGTACGGGACTATTGTGAAGTATGTGGCTGCACAACAAGTAAAAAAGTTTTTTCACCAAAGGGGGCAGATGCTTGTCCAAAAGGCAAATGGCAAAACTGATGAAAACGTACCGCATATTTTTTGAAAAGGACGGAACCAAAATGACAAAGTTGGTTTATGCCGTTTCAATGTCTGATGTGCTACAAAAATACAAAGACTTAAAGATACTATCTGTTCTCCAAATTGACCTTGCGCCGCCAGAAGAAGATGATGATGATTAACTCCTTTATTGCAAAGGAAATTATAATTGTTCCGTAAAGTAAAATGAAAGTTGGTATGCCAACTAAAAAGAAAAATAATACCTGAAAAATCATAGTTAATTTTTTCATGTTTTTTGTTTTTATAGTTTATTAATTTCTTCTTCTACCTCTCTCCAAAAAGGATCTTCCATAAATCTTCCATAAATCTCTGAGCACGAGTAGGCGTATGATGATTTTATTATTTTGTCTACTTCTGCTAATGCTAATTCTTTTGCCTTTTCTTTATTTGTTTTAAGCATATACTTATCTAGCAAATCTATTGCTTTGTCTTGTGGTTCCATAGGTTATATGTTTTGGGTTAAATATTCGTTAAGCATATCTTCATCTGAATAATGGAAATAAGACTCTGAATTTTCGTTAATCTTCATCCACTTATAGAAGTTAATCATCTGGTCTTTTTCTTTCTTTTCTGTACTATATACTTTCATAATAACGAGCCAATCTATTAAATCTAACTTCTTTTCCTTTGCATCTTCCATCATTTCAATTAATTCTTGAACTGCTGTTTTCATATTGTTTCTGGTTTGTAATTATCAATATCAAAGTACCCAACAGGTGTTTTACGTTCATACCTTCTGCTTCTTTTCTTTCTTGGTTCATAGCCCATTTCTTTGTAATAAGTAAGTATTTCAAGGTAGGTTAAACCGGTGTCTGTTACCATTACTGATATTGGTTCTTGGTTATGGTTCTGGTCTATGTATTGCTTTTGTAGTTCTGTCATTTTGCTTTTTCTTTTAGGTCTTTAATAAATTCATCACGCTGCCCAATAAGGTACTTTTCCCTATCTATTAGGCGCTGCCTTTCTTCCTCTGTAAGTTTCAGGATCAA